TTCCAAAGCGGATGGCGGAATTAGAGAGTAATCCGGTTTTTCTTTATCGTATTTGACTCCTTCTTTCACTTTTTCTTGATAGGTTTTCAATTGTTCTTCATAGAAAGTATCATCCTCTAACTCTCTACGAGATGCCGCGTATTTTAGTTTTGTTTCCATTAGAAGGGACAAGTAAAGTCTCCTTTCTCGTTAGTTTCAACCAAATCTTCCATGGTATCAGTTGAGGCACTGACTATCTCACCATTTTCATCAAGAGTCGATTCATCGATCTTGGTGTAGAGATCAAGGAGTGCTTCCCGAGTTTCCTCTTCGAATCGACTGATGCACATCTTAATCGCCGTCATTCGATCATTAAATACCGAGTGTGCCTTAATGATGTGGCATAATCTACGGGTTGATACCACATCGTCGATACCTTCAGCATCAAATGTTTTTCGAATAACGTTTGACCAAGCAACCAACTTATCAATGAATTCTAAATCTTTGACCTCGTACTTATAAGCATGAGCTGAAAGAATCTTTTTCTCAACCGAAGTGTTGGGGAAATTTTGATCAACTACCGCAATGAATCTTTCGAGGAAGGCATCGTCGAGAATCGACGCCGCGGTATATCTACCCTCATCAGACCCTCGACCTTTGGTGTTTGCAGTAGAGATAACATTAAACCCTTCGGCTGGTGTGATGACCTCACCTGTCTTTTTCAGAAGAATGGGATTACCTTCCAAAACTCCCTGAAGACACATGATCTTATTCGTAGCCCGATCGATTTCATCGATAAGAAGGATACAGCCGCGTTCCATTGCCTTGACAACCGGTCCTTTTTGAAAAACCGTTTCACCATTGATCAAACGAAAACCGCCTATCAAATCATCCTCATCGGTTTCAGGACTAATTTGAACTCGAACATATTCTCGTTTGAGAAGAGCGCATGCTTGTTCGACCATCATGGTCTTACCATTGCCGGACATACCGGTGATGTATGTAGGAAAGAAAAGGCGAGATTCAATGATCTTCTTAATCTTGGAGAACTCACCCCATCTGATGTAGGTATCATCCTTCGCTGGAATAAAGACCTCGCTATCGATGACTGAAGTGACACCATGAAGAGCGACGCGCGGCGATTCTTCTTTCTTTTTGATAGGCATTTCAATTTGTGCTTTTGGAGTTGAGAAGGTATATTCACCGCGACCAACCTTCGAGAGAGTGTTAATCATCGAAAACGTGATTCGATCTTCATAACCGAGATCACGGGCTTTCGCCAAGATGTCCTTGCGTTTCCACACAGCGCCGGAAGAGGTTTCGTCGACGAAGTACGATTTGAGTTCATTTGCTTTAATCATAATATAGTAAGGATTTTATAGTTATACTCTACACTATCTGGAGAAAAAGTAAATACCAAATGCTGTAAAAAAGATGTAAAAATCAAGCGATGGTTTCCGCAAACTTGGTGAGAATCACTCGCGATTGACGATTTGACTTATTCATCTTTGTAAATTGACGTGCCAATTTACTTTGTGCTGAGGTTGAATCCGATATTGACTCTTGCGATTTAAACTCAAGATCATCATTTTTGATTTCAACATCGCTTGGAAGAATCATGAGAGAATCATAACCTCCACACTCAGGCAATTCGAGGAATTTGGTTTTTGACCATTTCTTTTGTAGAGTTCCAACATTTTTTTCGGCTAAGCATATCTTTCTCTTGGCACAAAGCATACTATTGGGAAGAAACATACCAATCACCGTAGCCTTTTTTCGAAGGAGCTTAAGAAGTTCTTCTTGTTGTTCATCACGCATAGTGTATTGCGCATTTCGCGAAACATCATTACCTTCGCCTTTAGCCATGCATGTTTTTTTCTTGAAACTAAGTTTTTTTCCCTCGAAGGTTGTCATACCATTTGTTGCACACTTAGTGGCCAATTGCTCCGAGTCACCATCGGTGAGCATAATCACATTGAGCTTTTCAACTCGATGCTTCTTTTGAAAATCATTACAATGGTGATTTGCTGCTGCGATAAGAGCGTTAAGAGGAGTTCCTCCTAAAGATTCCTTACGACCAAAGATGGCGTCCATTTGCCAAGAGACTCCGTCCCTTTTTAAGTATCGATACTGCATGAACATTTGATCAAACGCCAATTCATACTCACCCTTTGACATGTCGGATGAGAAAAGATGATTCAATCTAATATTATTCAGAATAATTTCATTATCAGCCTGATCAAATTTACCAACAGTACCCCACATGTTTGTGGTATACGAATAAACTTCGAAAGGAATTGACATTTTCTTACAAAAGTAAACCAGATTCAAAGTTTGATCGATTACGTCTTTAAGAACATGCGCCATAGAGCCGGAATAATCAATGTAGAAGATCATACCATGATTCTTCGAATTAGCCAATCGTGTTACGCTATTGAAGATCTGATCGTCAAACTTATACTTATGAAGTTTAGTTACGTCAATTGTTCCGGACCGAGCTTCTTGAGCACGACTATATTGATATGCTGCTTTTCGTCTTTCAAATTCGCGGATAAGAACACCAACCTTTTTCTTTACGTCTTTTTTGTAGGCCAACGCCTCTGAAATAAACTCCGGATCGTAGCGTAAACTCGCATAAGGGGTGTATACGTTGCGATCTTCAAGTATTTCCTTATAAGGAGTCACCATTTGATCAACCGAAGATTTGAGAGGCATCATCATTGGAACATTATCTCTGTTAAATCGACTATAGCCCCAATCATTTCCTGTATCTCGTTCACTAATATTGTTATTAAATTCTTCGAGAGTTTCCGATGTCTCATCAGCGCCTTGATTCGAATCGGCGCGAGATGTTTCTTCTTCGGTTTCTTCGGCATCCGGATCAAAGGATGGAGTTTCATTTTCTCCATCTTCTTCTTCACCACTTTCATTCGAAGGATTTTGAGGGAAAGTGATATCCTCATCATCCTCGTTAGACTCTATTTCTTGCTGAGGATTTTCGGGTTTTTTGATCAACTCGCGAAATTCGTCATAAAGATCAAGAACGTCTTGAGTCGTTTCTGCGGCGTAGCATCGATTGTAGAATTCAAGTTCCTCATCATTGAGAGGTACTTGAACATGGGTACCAACCTTGGCATGAAGATTTAATCGATCAACAAAGTTGAGCTTGGTAAGATCTCTACCATCAACATTGAAGATGCCATTTTCTACTAGAATCTTGTATGCGGCATGAAAGATTTTTGGCAATCCGGGATACTTGGCTTGAACTTTTCGTTCAATACGAATATCATCGATCACATTAAGAGGATCGGGTACTGAAGAGAAGCCATTATCTTCTAGATACTTGATGAAAAGATCTTGATCATCTTCTAGAGCGTGACCAACCTCATGGGCGATCAACATATCGTAAACGACCTTACCATGATCCTTCCACAGAGGAAGAGTCATGACACGATTGCGAAGATCAAAGGAGGCGGTTTTAACGTTTCGGTGTGTCACCGTGATGTTTTCGCGAGAAAGCAATCGGGCCACATTTGATTGGAGCTGATAGTCTAAGAGCTTCATTATGGTTATACTCTACACTATCTGGAGAAAAAGTAAATACCAAATATTGTAAAAAAAATGTTAATTTTTTATGGTCGAAAAGTTATTCGCCTTCACAAATTCAATCTTTGCAGGGAATTTTCCATCCAAAAGATCCTGCTTGTGGCTGATTATGAACACGTTAGAGTCCTCTCGCAGCGTGTACAGTATCTTAATTAGATTATCCACACCATCCGCATCCAAACTTGAGTCAAAGGTTTCATCCAAAATGAGTAGATTCGTATTGGCGGAATTCTTCATTCGAGCGATTTGACGCCATGTGAAGAGAAGAGCCAAATCAATCCGCTGTTTCTCACCCTCCGAAAAGGAAGGATAGGTAAACTCATCACGGTGGCGTGACTTAATCGTTTCGTTAAAGCTCTCATCGATATTGAAGAGAACAAAGAAATCCAATATGTTGAGGTATTGATTAATTAGCTTATTCATCACCGGAAGATACTCTCGAATGATCTTCGTCTTAATTCCGGAATCCTTTAATAGCTCATTTACGGCATCATAGTACGATCTTTTCTCGAGCTGCGCTGATTTATGATTCAGCATATCGCCATAGTCATTTTGCTTTTCAACAAGCTCTTTCTTTTCTTCGTCAATGTGGGATGTATCGGTTTTTTCGGTGGATGTCTTATCAATGTCCTTTTCGATATTATGAATCATGCTATCATTAATCATGACCTGACCCATGATATCGCTCATCTCCTTTAGACGCTGACTCATCTTATCAATCGATTGACCACACTCATTGATCGATTTTTCGATTTCGTCCAAACCATGATTGAATTCTTTGGCCTTCCTTTTTGCTTCTTCCAATCTTTCCTTCTTGATATCTTCTCCAATATCCTGATGACACGTTGGGCAAGTATCATTATTCTCATAGAACTTCGAATCTTTTACGAGATTCGCGATGTTATTTCGTATTTGTCCTCGATAGCCTTCCAACTCTTTTCTTTTATTGGAATCGTTTTTATGTTGAGCTTCAAACTTTGGATGCTTTTCATCGTATTCTTCGCGAAGTTCAACATTGCGATCACGAAGAAGATTGATTTCCTTTTTTAATTCCTCGAGCTTCTTCTGATTCTTTGTGGCCTGTTGTAGATCGATCTCCTCAAGTTTCTTAATATGTCTTTGTTTTAAATCAATTTGTTGCTTAAGGAGATCGATTTGATGATCAGTATCGGTGATATTGTTCTTTAGAATAGAGTACCTATCCTTTACGATCATATTCATACGAGTAAAGATATTGATATCTAAAAGATCCTCGATCACTCCTCTTCTCAAATGAGCGGGAAGTTGCATGAAAGGAATAAAATTACCGGAACCAAGAACAACAACCTGATGAAAAGATTTATGATTAAGATGAAGAATGTTTTGCTCAAGAACCTTTTGATAATCTCGCGAATGGGACTCCTGATTAAGCATCTTTCCGTTTCGATAGATTTCAAATATAGCTGGTCTTATGCCTCGTACAATCTTGTAATCCGAGGATCCAATCGTAAACTCACAGGTTACGAGCATCTTTTTATTATTGATGCTATTGATCAACTGTGGTTTATTGATATTTCGATGAGCCTTTCCAAAAAGAACGAAGGAAAGCGCATCCAACATAGTGGATTTACCGGCACCATTTGCTCCAACAACCAACGTTGCGGAACTACGATCGAGATCTATTCGTGTTGGAGTATTACCGGTTGATAGAAAGTTTTGATATGTAAGAGACTTAAATATAATCATATAGCTTCAAGATCTTTTGCTTCAACATAAAGTTCGTAAAGTAGATTCTTTAGTTTTTCTGTATCCAAATCTGTTTCAATTGAGTCGACATAAGTATTCAAAAGTGTTGGTGTATCAACGGTAGATATCTTTTCATTATTGACATTTTCACCGGCGTACTCATCAAACGTTTCAACAATCTTAATATCAAATGGATTGTATGATTGTATTCTATCGATGAATTGATCAAATTGGTATAGATCTTTCTTTTTTACAACTACTACTTTTACAAATGTACCTTCGATATCTTTCTTTGTTATCTGAGGCAAATCTTGAGTATCATTATATCTTATTCTACGAAAAAGTAAATTCTTATTTTCAATTGATACCAATTCTCTCGTTGTTGTGTTAAGAACGTGAAAGTACTTTGGATCGCCAGCGTCAGACCATGTAAGTTCATATTGTGTACCAAGATAGTAAATGTTATCACGCGTACTTTTCGTATGATAATGACCAGAAAGAACCATCTCGTATCTTGAAAAAAGTTTTGGATCCATCCCATGAGAAGCGATCGCTCCGCCCTTCATCATCTTAAATCCATTTAACTCTAAGTGAGAGGCAATGAAAGGAGACTTTGAATTTTGAATGAAATCCATGCATTCATCGTAATTATCCGTGGATATCCATGGTAACATACCAATCTTAAGATCATCAAACTCGACATCAATTGGTTGCATGTGGATATTAATTCTATCGTAGCTACCCAGAATTTCTTCGAGCGCATTGACTCGATTGGTATTTTTATAATAAACGTCGTGGTTGCCCGGAATGATATCCATTGTCATATCATATTTCTCTAATTGAGATATGAACGACTTATGGTTTCTATTCAAAACCTTAATGTTGATAAACTTTCGATGATCAAAGTAATCACCTAAGTGGAGTATCTGTTTGATTCCATTCTTTTCACAATAAGGAAAGAAAACTTCTTCGAAGAACTTATCCATGTAGTCCATGAATATGTCAGAACCATTACGCACTCCAATGTGCGTATCATTAAGAATCGCGATTTTACCCATTATGAATAGATTATGAATAGATTATGAATAGAAAAGTTCAAGACCAGACTTATAAGACAATTTTTTCTTCGCGCTCTTTTTCTTTTTTTCTTTTTTCGCGAGTACTTTTATTTCATTATCCCTTTGGCGAATCTGTTGTGCTTTTAAACGAACTCGATCAATAATGCTACCGGCATTGATCGCATTATCAAAATCCGCGAATTCGCTGGCATCTGCGTGATCCATATACTTTTCTTTAATGTCCTGATACTTCTTTTCCTTTTGTATTCTTCGAAGAAAAGCGTACCAAATGATCTGGGTGAAATATGCAAATGCGTTGGGCAATCCAGTTCGTGTTGCCTTCTCAACATCATAATTCATAATGGCCTTGATGCAATTTTCAACACCATCCATCACCATTTCTTCACGATACGTATAACCAACAAAGTTTGGTTTACGTGATAGTCCTTCTGCGATCTTCAGAAAACAACTTCCGATGTATTCCGGAATCTTAGGATCATCATTATTCTTTTCTCTCGCTTCAGTTACTTGATTCACATAGTCGACTACCGCTTGAGAAAATTCTTTATTATTCACATAATGTGGCTTATCTTTAGCTTTCATATCAGTAATATAACAAAAATAATATAATTTGTAAATACTAAAATTTTTTTATTTACAACTATTAAATAGAATGGTATAATAATCAGAAATCCTTCAATTTTTATCCGGATATTTCAATCTCTTATTATACATTTCAATCAATGGATCATATGAAGTATTAGATGAATCTAGATTATCAAGGTTATATGATTGTATTTCATTCACCATAGATTCAAACTCATCTCTATCCAATGATCCATGCAATTTATCCAAGAAATTAAATTTAAGGTAATCTTTCTTTAGTGTGATCGGAGCCTCAGTCTTTGCTATAATCTTATTACAATGTAATTCTATGGGTTGAGGTGGAAGATTCTCTTCTTCATAATCAGATTGAAACATCCATTTTTCCAAAGCCAAAGTACCATTTCTCCTTTGTTTGATTGAGACCGGAAGATCAAGAAAGAGAATACCAAAGTAAGGATCGTACTCTAACTCCTCAGCCATGATGTAACTTCCATCATTCAAACGATAAGAATAGATCTTTATATCATCTGCTCCTTCCATTAGAGCATCAAAGATTGCCTTCCATTCAACGTTCATATTGGCACCTCGTATGTTTTTGTTTGAAACTTTTCCTTTGCATAAATTTTTATGCGTTCAATAGCGTGATTCAAAGTATAGTTCTTTTTACTTTTCCAAGAAAGATCATCAGCTATATCAAAAACAGTAGTTGGTTTTCCATCGGCAGTTTTTCTCAATCCTCTACCTATGGATTGTAGAACTCTTATTTGAGACTTTGTTGGTGATGCAAACACTATGTTGTTCAAGTTAACTATATTTATACCTGTGGAAAACGTACCAACAGATGCGACTATGATTGCGTTCTTTTCTTTCTCAGTAATCTCTCGAATGCGTTCTCTTTCCTCGGCATTGACTGCACCCGATACAAAGAACACCTTTCTCTTACCCTCTACCTTATTCTGAAAGAGTTCATAGAGAGGTTTGCCATGTTTCTGTACGAGATTGTAAAGAACCAAAGAATTACCCCTTTGATCACATGTAAGATTGACAATGAACTTATTTCTCTTCTCGTAGGATACAATGTAGTCAATCTCATCCTGATATTTGAAAGATTTTACGATCTTTCGTGACTCATCCGAATACTTTAGAACCAAACATTTGATACTTAATTGAGCAAGAGTATCTGAATCGATGAGTTCCTTTGTGGTTGTGACTTTGTATTGTGGCCCGAAATTACCTTCTAAAACTAATTGATTTACCATTGCATTGTCCAATGTTCCGGTAGTACCAATCCGATAATCCGCATTAACCAAACGATTCATGATCGTAGTCAAACTCTTTGCTTTAAATGTATGGGCTTCATCACCTATCACCATGCCATACTGAAAGAACCATTGAGCAGGTAGTTTGATTGCGCTTTGCCATGTAGTAATTACAACCGATGCATCAAAGTTGAACTTCTCCTTTCCGGAATAGATTTGATGTATCTCCGATTCGGCATCAAAGGTATCATCAAGAGCGGAGTAGTTCGCAAAGTCCTTTGACATCTGAGCTACTAAAGATGTAGTCGGAACAACGATCAATGAGATCAATCCCTTATTGGAATTGTCGAGAAAATAACGCACCAAAAGATATATGATAAGAGATTTTCCAGATCCTGTCGGAGATAGAAGAATACATCTTTTATGACGAGCAGCGTGGATGAAGGCATCCAACTGATAATCCCGAGGATTAATAGACTTGCCGTTGATAGAAATATGAGATTCTTCGATGTATTTTTTGAGATCA